GCCATCACGAGCTTTTATCCACACTAAGTCAGGCTCAAAGCCCATTCCTGTAACAGAGCTTGAGCTAAGGCCATCTCCACGCCACAAAACTGTATTGAACGCCTCAACCTCTGTATCGTCTTGGAAGTTGAGGTAGAACCCATTCGTACCGTAGGTGACATCTGGAGTCTTAGCCACCCACACACCGTTCTTGAGTTCACCGAAATCTTCAGGAACTGCCGCAATCCCGTTTAAGAAGTGGACTTCGGCTAGGTAGCCGTCAAGGTAGTTTGTAACACTTCCAGTTATTTGACGTGCGCCTACTTGCTGAGAAACATTGTTATTGATAGCAGTATCAACATTTAGTGTTGGGTAAGTTCCTGAAGTAGTTTGTAATTGGCCGTTGACATAAATTTTAACTCTGTTTGTACTTGTTGCCTGAGTGCTATCGTGTGCAAGAACTACATGATACCAAGCAGACGGATCACGAAATGCCGCAGATGTTTCAACTAACGTACCTGTTGCCGCCTGTGTCAAAAATTGTAGATTGTCATTAACATTAAATCTTAATGAATCATGAGTAGATGTATCTCCAGAAACACCTGCGGCAAACAAAACTTTATTGCCGCCCAGATTCCCACGCTTAACCCAACCACTCCAAGTCCAAGTCTTACGATTACCCGCACTATCAGGAGTCCAACTCAGGTACGCAGAGTCATCATCGTTAAACCGTAGCGATCCTTCAATGGTCTTAGGATAGAAGCCTCGTGTAGAGCCTTGCTTTGCATTACCTTGGATGATCGCCATTATAGACCTTGTGAAGTTAATGCGGGAGTTACAGCAACGAACACATTAGTGCCATCACAGAAGTAACTCAACCAGTATTTACCTGCTGTATTGATTGTCGTCAGGTCAGCAGAGCTAATGAATACCGCTGTATCAGCCGATATGGTTGCGCCAGTATTGTTAAGGTAAATGTTTCCTGACTGTCCTTCAGCATTTGTAAGCGTTGATGTTGAGTTATATTGGAATGTCAGCGTAGGCGTTCCACTAGATACAGCCGCTTTGAAGTTGTTTGTTGTAATCATGTCGAACGTAAGCGAGGTTGTATTGTCTGTGATAGTGCCACGCATCGGTGCAGTGATTGTGTCTGCTGTGTCTGCCCGGAGGATGTCAGTATCGACAGGCTCGTATGTACCAAAGTCACTAATCTGGCTTTCAGTAATCGACAGTGCCGCTTGGTGTTGTGTAACAGAAGACTGAGTAATGTTTGCATCAGGAACATTGGCCCATGTAACAGCCGCTGTGAGATCATTAGTTTCTGTCGTGAGATAAGTCTGAAGGTCACTGATCTGAGACTCTGTAATAGATAGAGCCGCCTGATGTTGTGTGACAGATGACTGTGTGATGTTAGCGTCTGGTACGTTAGCCCAAGTGACGGAGGCTGTTAAGTCGTTAGTCTCTGTGGATGGGGTAGCCCAGTTAAGACCATCAGCAGTGGTGTAGGTTAATACATTACCGTCTGAAGGAGTCTGTGCAGAGACATCGAGGATGTTGAGTTCTGATGAATTAGAGGTAACGTCTGTTACTTGAGAAATAGTGACTGTTGAAGACGGTGTTACGTTAACCCATCCTGATCCAGTCCACACATACATTAAATTATCAGTGGTGTCGAAGTACATCGCACCGGTGATTAAAGGGTCTCCATCATTATCTACAGATGGTTCTACCGATTTAGAACCTAAGTAACGGTCGTCAAAGTTATCGTAACGTAACTGTGTTTGTGTGTTATAGTGTAAAGCTGAGTAGCCTGTAGTAGATCCATCAGACAGTGTAAACTCTGAGTCTACAGGGTTGAGTGCTAGTTTCTGTGCATCAGCCGCATCGTCAGATGCTTCACTTGCTTTAGTTGTTGCTGTGGTAGCCGCTGTTTCTGCATCAGTCTTGGCAGTGCTTACAGCCGCTAGATCACCGTAGAGAGCTTCTGCCGCATTCTTAGCAATCTGGGCATCATCCTTATAATCTTCAGCAAGATCACGAGCCGCTTCAGCGTCTACAACAGCCTGTGTTACTGTATCAATCGTTGTTTGATCGGCTGTAGCAGATGCGCTACCAGTTCCACGAAAGATCGCCATTAGTCTCTCCAGTGATTAGAATTAGAAAGAGGCCTCGATTGAGGCCCCTATAGTAATCAGATTAGGCGTTGAAGACCAATGCCAATGCTGATTCAGGACGTAAAACTTTTACGCCGTAGAGAGTGTCGGCAGTGAACAAGTCACCAAGATACTCTTGCTTGTATTGAGTTTGTGAGCGGACGCCCATCTGCTCTGCAAATACCGCAAAGTCTTTATGACCTAAGATACCTGCTTTCAGATCGCCACCGTCTGTAGCGCCGTTTTGTGCCGCAGTTTCGATGAGCGGGCAGTTTGTTGAAACATAGATGTCGATACCGTAGAGGCTACCAACATTTCCGTTAACAACAGTCTGTCCAGATACGAAGTCTGAAGACACATAACGGCTTTCCCCACGGATAGTCTGAATGACTGATGGAGGAATAACAAGGAAACGCTGATCCATAGGAACATCAGCATCATCCAACTCTTTGATTGCCGCACGGAAACCAGCGTCTGAGAACACGTCAGCAGGAACCACAGTATCAGCCGTATAAGCAGTTAAGCCTGTAGAAGCGTCCATGTAGTATGAGTTGCTGTGAATCCAGTCTGCACCATCAGAGTTACCCAAAGACTTACCCAATGCAAACAAATCAGTGTCAACTTGCTTAGCAAGCGCATAGCCAGCGTCTGAAGTGTAGAACTGACGGAGTGAAGACAGAGCTTGCACGTCAGTGATGTCTTCGATCAAACGAGAATACTCGTAGTGCTGATCGATAGTGACTTGCACTTCTGACTCAGTTGCCGCAATCAGGGTGACCTGAGCTTCAGCAGTCTTTGCAGATGCATCGCCACGAGTAGGCTTAGGGATATGAAGTGTATCGCCTTTCTTGCCTGTCATGGGCATACGGTTAACAAGATTAGCCAATACGAGTGATTTCTCGTAGGCCGCAATGATTTCGTCGGACCAAATCTCTGGGATGAAAGTAGCCCCAGTAGTATTGGTGACGTGGTTAGTACCAAGTGCCATTTTAAAGCTCCTTAATGCTTTAGGTTATTTAACACGACCCTCTGCATACGCCGCCATGATTTCATCAGCCATGGCATTGTAACGCTTTGGATCTTTCTGCATGAGTTCAATAATGTCGGCACGTCGATAGATCTTTCGAGATGGGGCTTCACCCGATCCTTTAGCGGCTCCTGTTGAGGCGGCTCTTGCCTGTCGTTGCCGATCAGCTTTATTGAGGTCTTCAGTGTTTGATACAGCTTGTCTACGCTCTTTCCAGAGGCTTAGAAGCTCATCAGCACTGTCGAAGTCAAATTGCTGGTCAGCCCGAATATAAAGCTCTGTTCGAACTTTTGAAGCTTGAACCCATTCTGCAAATGCATTGTCAGCGACAATGTCTTTAAAGTCTGGATGCTTCTGTTCGATCTTACCGATAATTGACGCCTGCTTAGCTTGGCGGGTGTATTCTTCGGCTTCTTTAATCTTCGGATGACGGTCAATCACCTTCTGAACAGCGGCTTCAGGATCATAGAAAAAGTCTAACTCGTCTTCTTCGACCTGTGCCTGTGGGCTTTGTTTTTGTGTATCGAGTTGAGTCTTTACGAAGTCATCAACGATTTTCCGCAACTCTCCAACTTCAGAACTTTGACGACCTAAAAGCTTTTCAGCTTCTTGGTGCATCCTAACGATATCTTTGATGTCTTTCCCTTGATACTTATCAGGGATTTCATCTTCCTGTGCAGTTACCTCTTCAGGCTGTTCAGGCTCTTCAAATTGTTCTTCAGTTTTTTCGAGCGTTGTGTACTCTTCAGTTGTGTCCTCTTCAGGACGCTCAATTAATTTTGCCATATTGTACTCCGTGCCGTTAAAGCATTATGGAAGTGTTTATTTACGAGCGGCTCTCTCATGATCCTTAGCCCACTTATCGTCAGCATCAGGCCAACCTGATCCCTTATAATGTGTTCGAATCGGAGAGATTATCCGCACGGCGGTATGTCCACATTCATAACAAGTGGTTAGCTTCTCTTCAGAGTCTACCCATTGTTCTTCAATGTGATTACATTCTGTACATCGGAAGTCAAACCGCTTCAGCACGTTCGGCCTCCAATATTAAATCATAGGTTTCCTTTATAGAAACTTCAAAATTTACAAGCCTACTTAATATTGCTCTTTCGCCTTGTACCCGCTTTAGGGCATCAGCGTCTGCAATATCTTCTATTCGGTAAGAATCCAAACTTTCAGTAAGGTCTGTTACCAACTGCTTCCATCCTGAATGAAGGAAGAGGTCGAAGTAGGTTTCATAATATTTTTCATCTTCTTTTGTCAACACATTCTCCTATTGGTGCGTTGTCTATAAAGAATATTCTAGCATATTTTATGCCAAAAGTCAAGACTTAGAAGGTGTTGGCTTCTTAATAGGGGCTGGTGCCTTCTCTAGATCTGTGATACGTTTGTTTAATCCATCAAGGATTTTGTTAATTTCAATCAATACTTGATTCAGTTCTGTTTGGGTAATCATTGATTATTTTCCCTCATTTGTTTAGATACAATAGCTTCATCTGATGCAATCGCTCGCTCTTTGAGTAACAACTCAGCTAACTTCACTCGACGCTCAAATTCCTTCTCGTCCTGATCTCCGGGTTCTAGATTGGTTGTTAGAACCTTCAATCGGTTTGTTTCAGCTTCATAGGCTGTTAAGCCTGTTTCAGCCGCATTCTTTCTAGCTCTAGACATTGCTTCAGTAGCCTGAGCATTTGATAGATCCAACTGAGCTTGCTGTGCCGCCATCTGAGCTTGCATCTGCTGTTGTTGCATCTGTTGCTCTTCTGGATTAGGCTGATTAGCCTGACGAAGCCCTTCGATGATTGCTTCACGATTCGACAGGTTCATGTTGTCTACGATAGATTCAATCAACATCGGATACATTGGGCTATCCGGTGACATAGTCTGCAACAATTGAACAAGCTGTGTTACCTCATACTCACGGGCAATAATGCCTAACGAGCTTGATGCTACAAACTTATAGTCTTGTACAGGGTACAATTCAGGATCAAACTGCATGTACCGGTATGCTGCTTTCTCAACAAACGGTAGTAAGAAAGCTTCTTGGAAGTTAATCAGTGTACGCTTGTGACGCTTGATGATTGCACCGAGCGACATTGAGATACCGGCGGCAGTAGAGTCTCCGTTAATACTACCGGGTATTCCGGCGGCATCGATAGAACCTGTTGCCATCTGTACCATAGTTTGCAGGTCACGAGCTTGGGTGAATGAGACCTGATCAAGCGACCCGAATTTAAACGGTTGGAGGATCTCTGAAGGATTTCCGTTGGTAAGAATCGTCTTGCCGGGTCTGATTTCCATCTTTGCCCCTCTAGGAAGACGTGAAGCATCAACAGCAAGCATAGGGTGTACAGTAAGCGCAAGCGCATCAATTCTGGCTCTCAGTTCAGTGTCTAACGCTTTCTGTGCATTGTAACCCTTTTCACAGATTCCACGTCCCCAGAAACGACCGGGTACGACATCCCATGGGAAAGCCACCACAGGGCGATCTTGCATCATGTAGGGGTTAGCCTCTACTTTGAGTAATTGACCACCGTTAGCAAGCACTACGATAGCCTCAATGTATTCTGTTGATGGAGTGTCTAAGTCTTCAACCTCCTCTTCAGATAACCCTTCTGAAATTGCATCAATATACAACTCAGATGGAATCAAACCGTAATACTTAGTCAGACGTACTTTGTCTTCGTCGTACATCACCAACTGCTTGTCTGGCTCTAAGTCGGTGTCGGTGTAGGTGTTCTCAACTTCAATGTTGCGATAGATCCCGTTTTCAATACCGTTTAGAATGTGATGACGGGGTACATATTCATCGATAGCTACGCCCATTGCTTCTTCAATAGATGTTGCAACCGGATCAATAAGAAAGTTCTGCGGTAACACCGGGCGTAAACGAACAACATAGCGATCTGTTTCCATCACACCGAAAGCCGCCATAGCACCGTCCAGTACAGGCTGTGTTGCCGGTCTCATCTCTTTCTTTTCTTCTAAGACCAGTTCACCCATACCAGTGCCAAAGATTGCGGCATTCAATACGCATTCTGCAACAGCCTTCCGCACTTGGGTCTTTTGGAAATCTTCAGCTAACTGGTTACGTAGTTGTTGTACATCAACAGGATTCTGGTCACCTAAGTCATCTTTAATATCAAACCAGACACCACGTCCAAATGTAGCCTCTTCAACTTCAGCAACCGCAGACTCGACAGCCTGTTGTAGCGCAGGGCTGATTAGGCGTGAACGCTCTGAGTCTCGCATCTTATCTGATGGGTCCCAGATACCACGCCATAGTCTGTAATACTCATCAAACTTTTCAGAGTAGTTTGCTTCATAGTGGTCTCGCCACTGATCACATTTACCAATGACCCAGTTTTCTAAGCCAGCTAACACTAGTGAACGATTTTCATAATCCATATTTAATACCCTGCGATTGGATCAATAAATTGAAATTCTTCTTCCTCAAAGTCAACGTAATAGCTAACCTTAGCAAGCTGATCAATATACGCCAGTGCATCAACTAAATCGTCATGCACCAACGGATTTGGAAACTGGAATAGCTCATCTAAGAACTCTGTATTCCATTCTCCTTCTGCTAATGAGATGTTGCCATGCTCAAAGCGTCCCTGCAAAGCCCAGACAACACGGTCAGTCTTTTTCTTGTTACCGTGGGTTAGTTCTTCAACTCTAAAGAACCGTTGTTCAGACTTCATTAAATCTGTTAGGTACGGAAGAACCGCATTACGTAGCGCACCTTTTTCAATACCCACTGCAATAGGCTGATATTCACGAACAGCCTCAAATATCTTACGGGCTGTTTTTTTGATGTCCCAACGCCCATAGACAATGTCAGCAACATACCACCCCTCAGTTCCGGCTTTGACAATGGCGATAGCCGTATTATCAAGCTTTGAAGATTTGCCCGTTGCTTTGCCCGCAATGTCTGCAAAGCCTGCAAGGTCAACTGCAATATAGTAGTCACCTTCGGTCGGTTCTTCATCCGTGAACTTAATCCAATCTTCTTTAAAAATCTCTGAACCAAGAGCCTCAAAGCTCGCCATGAACTCCTGTCGGAAAGCATAGCTTGACATAGACTTCTTAGCCATGTCGATTTCTTCTGGATCTAGTAACGGATTGTCATAACTGGTATAGTGCCATGCCTGATATGTCGGGTCATCAGCTAACTCACCATACTTGTACAGCTCATAGAAGTGGTTTCTTCCAAGAGGAGTACCAATAAACATTGCTGAACCCTTCTGGTCAGCCAGTGCAGGACGCAGTACAGTTTCCCATACAGACGGTTTCATGTCTGCGTATTCATCCAACACCAAAAACTTCAGAGATACACCACGCATCGTCTCTGGTCTGTCAGCGCCCTTCAACGATATTGTTGCACCGTTGATGAGCTTAATTTGCATGTTGTTCACATGCGATGATGTAACAACAGGGTTACCTAACTCTAACAGGGTGTTCCACATAATGTCACGTGCCTGACCTTGAGTCGGTGCAACGTAGAACACATGTCCTCTATCAGTCTGCAATGCGTTGATGATTAACATCCATGCCGCTAGTCGAGACTTTCCTGTACGACGACCTGCCGCAACAATCTTAAATCGTACTGGGCTATCAAATACTTCTTGTTGCCACGGTAACAGCTCTACTTTGAGTTCAGTCAAGCAGAGGGTTCCGCATCAACATATTGTTACGCATATCCATCTCATCTAGAAACGGATATACAGGCTCACCTTGTTCATCCATCGGTACAACATCAGCACCTTCACCAGCTCTAGGGATTTCAAACCCAAGAGGAGCTAAGAAGTCTAATACGTCACCGGGTGTTGTATCGTCTAAATTAATACCCCCGGCCATAACATCATCTGACATCCCCAGCGCAGAAAGTCCTAAACCAACTGCCGCACCTGCTGGACCAAATATTTTAATAGCGTTGTATACCGGATGTTTCTTACCACGGACTTCAATTTCACCGACTTTTTCACCGAGTTGAATACCACCTTTTTTGGTAGGACGCAACCTTGGTTCAGTCTTAGACTTTTCATAACGAGCCAGATCAACACCTTCTGGAAACTCAGCTTGCACTGTGTAGTAATGTTGTTTACCGTCTTCAACAGACACTAACGGAAAGTTTTTATCTGGTTGTGGATTAAACCCCGGAGGAACTTCAGTCCAGTTCCAACCTGCTTTTTTCTTAAACAGATTGGTCTTTACTTTGCGACCGGTCTTTTTAATTTCACCGGTAGTATCTAATTCTTGCGACACCTTCATGACCGGTTTACCTTCACCAGTCACACCAATTACAGCCTGCTTAGGCCTTTGACCTGTAATGTCCTGCGGACCTTCTGGACCCATTTCTAAATAACGACCGCCGGGTGTGTATTCAAACTGACCACCTAACTTCGGATTGTAGGCTTTATCGGCAGGATCAAAGAATCGTTGTGGTGCTGGAAATACACTGCGTCCTTTGGCCTGCAACTCTTCAAATAAGCTCATGCGTTTCTCATCCAGTTTTCTAACTCAATAGACCTGTTGCCAACTTGGTTGTACCAACGAGAGGCTACCATCTCATCAGCGGCTTTAGCCCATCTACCTTCGTTGACTGCTTTAATCATATTCTTAAACTTACTGAGTCGAGACCGTCCTAGATTAAACGCCATGTTAACCAACACACGTTGAACTTGATCAGGTAACGAACTAAAGTTTAGAAACAAAGCACAACAGTCTGCAACAGCCTCATCGAAATCAGACTTAAACCACTCTAACACCTGTTCCATTGAGACTTCAGCGCCAACAGGCATCTCCTCGTCTCCAACCAACATATGTCCGATACCTGCGGTTGCATAGCCCTCTGAACAAAGATACACATCAGTCTTGCAACCTTCATGCTTTGTTAAATCTAGTTTAATCTGTTCAATCAACTCTTCAGTCATCTGATTCCACCGGTTCAATATCGATAATGTCTTCGTCGTTCTGCACAGAGGCTTTTGTACCAACACCTGTAATCGTGATAGATACGCTGTTTTTGCCCTGTGACATCTTGTCCTTTTCGAAATAGCTAACCGGTAACATCCGATCCATCAGCAACTTCCAAGCCGCCGCTTGATTCTTATGCTCGTCATCCAACGCCGCATTAAATATAGCGTCCATCACCTTTCCAGACTTCGGTGAAGCCAACATACGAGCTTTATACTCGTTAATGATAGCGGCATCACCGGGTGGACGGCCTCTAACACCTCTGTTGCCTTCTTTCTTAGCAACAACTTCACCCTTTTTAGGCCTGCCGGGACCTCTTTTTACTGTTTCAGTCATGGAACTACCTTGGTTTTCTCCACAGGCTTCATAGTCTAGCACAAAAACGGTGCAAAGTCAACCATTTTGGCATAGATCGTGCATAACAGACGACAGTGCAAGATCTGTAAAGTTATCAAAGGCTTGATATATCACATAAAAGTTATAAAAACGCTCTTTTTTATAGCTTTTAAGTTCTATTTTGCCCTCTTGCAAGTCTATGCAGGTACTATAATAATATTAAAGTCCTATAGCCCCTCCCCGGGCCTTTAAAGCAGGGCAGGGCAGACTGCACCAAAACAGTGCAGACGCACCAGAACGGTGCAGACTGTCGCACCAAGATGGTGCAGGCTGTGCAGGCTGTAAAGCGCCGGCATATTGTGCAGGCGATGCAGTCTGTGTTGCTGTTTTTGCGCCGGTGCAGGCGATGCAGGCGATGAAGTGTGAGAGACGGTCAAGTACCCTCTGTAGTCTCGAAAGCCTGAAAAGCCTGTAGCACTACGACCGATTGTAAAGGCCTGTAACAGCCTGCAACATGCTGGCATATACTAGGGTATTACTTTACCGGCTGAGTCGCTTGGAGGCGCTTAGAATGCGTTGTAGGCATAAGCTGCTTAATGCTTTTAAGGCCTGCGATACATACACTGCAGGCAAAAAAAAGCCTGCGATTAAGCAGGCTGAAGTGAGGGAATTAATAAGGCCTTTACATATCAAAAACTACGTAACATAAAAGGCCGATAGCTAGGCCGATTTCGATCAGTTCTAGCATGTGGCAATGACCTCTGGATTCGGTACGACGAAATTATTTGGTTGCTTCTTCGCTTTACCTTTAGCACGAAGGCCGATAATGATTCCCGATGGATCGTCAATGCGGATATCGTGCAAATCACCATCAACTACCGGTCGACCTAGAAACTTGGCAGGCAAACCACCAGAGAAGACTACAGCGATATTTGCGCCTTTATGCAATGCCCGAATGACTTGATTCGAATATCCCGGTTGATTGGAATAGCTAAACGTCAAATGATAGTTATCGGGCATAAACTTTGAACCGATGCGGCCTTGTCTCTTTGTATAGTCGTAGAACCGAATGTCTGGGAATGCCTGGGGGATTCCATAGGCCTCCCATGCGATATCTGATAACACGTTAAGACGCACTACAGGCTGAAGGCCTTCACGCTTCGCTTTACGCTCAAGCGCATGTAAATCTTTGCGAAGCTGGTCCAGAAACCCGTCTTTATCGCATCGAAACCAATCGGCCTTAGATTTGCGAGCGGCCTGAACATTCTTGAATATTCCACGGCCTGCCGATTGCAAACAAGTTTCCATGCATCCGGCGGCCTTAGCGCCCGGGCATAGGTCATCGGCTGGCATTAATGAAAGGCCTGCAAATAGATACCGGCCTTTGGCGGCCTTGTTAGTCTTGGCAATTTTCGAGTTGCCATCGATTGAAAGTAAGCGCATGTTACAGCCCCTTAATAGATTGAATTTGAGTGAAGACGGCGGCGGCATCATTTGCGTCTTCTTCTGAATCAAACAGAAACCGCAATGTATTGTCGTCTTTTGGATAGTCGGCAATGGTGTCAAATTCAATGTTTAGATATTCCAATATCTGACACAATTGCGGCGAATTACTGTAATGCGGCTGACTACCGTCAAGATAGTCTTTGAGATACATACCAGATAAAGCATTAGGAACCTGTACCGAATAAGCTGGCAAATCGCTATATGGGTTTGGTGTCACTTCGATTACTGTTTGCATGTTAGATCCTTAGCGGCCCGAAGGCCGCAATAGTTGATTAATACCTAAACCCAATTCCAGAGCTGGCGTAGTGGTTTGCGCTTTTCAACACCTACTGTGATTTTGCCTAAATGCGCTTGCTTGAAAGTGTCGCCTCCATCGAAACCGAAACGATACTGTTTTTTGCGAAGGCCGATAAGGCCTGCAATGCGCTTATTGCAAATATACATATCAAAACGAATACGACCATTTTGAACGTCTGAGGCCTTTAGGCTGAAGAGTTGAAATTTAATCATAATTTATCGCTCCTTTTGCGATGGGTTAAAAATGCCGGTTTTTGCCGGTGACAAATTATAAGCACAATCGAACCCAGCAACTACAATTGTATATTTCAATCGATCCGCCTGTATCGATAGCGAACGAAAGATGCACCAATCCGGTGCGCTCTCCCCTCTTCAGATTTCTGAAATTTCAGGATATATAAATTAAAAGTGTATAACATATATATAAGGGACTGCGAGGTCCCACGATATTGGGACTGTTGAACCCTGTTTTGAAAAAAACAGTTGACCAGTCGGCAACACCTGTTATAATCGAACACTCAATAAACAACATAGGACTGTGAAGCCCATGAGATGCAAAGCCTGCAATGTGGAATTGAATGACTTTGAGTCAACACGCAAAAGCTCTGTTAGCGGAGAGTTCTTAGATCTCTGCAACAGTTGTTACAAACATGTAAACTATGACATCCAAGCTGTTGAAAGATATGACTTAATGGATGTTGAAGATGAGGTTGACAGCTATGAAGATTAGTGTTACCCTCCTATATAGACTATTTAGCTCTAAAGCTATTTAGCTAAATAGTCCTTTAGGGATTATATACATAGACTGTTAGAGACTATGTATACATAGCTAAATAGCTAAGTAGAGGTACTATGAACGGTAAGATTCCAACAGTACAGCGTGACATGATCAGCGGAGGCTTGACCGGTGAGTCAGCATACAAATGGGCTTTGTTTGTAGCAGAGCATTATTTGTTTGACTCTGATGATCCTTTGCTGTACGATGTATTTAAATCGATGGCTGAGTCGTTAGAGCCTAAACCGGGCAAGGCAACCGTGTCATCGTTTCACTCTAACAAACTGGAAAAGGAAATACTCAAATGGACTCAGTCTACGGATTAGATAACGTCAGCACCATCATCCTAGTGAGAGAGCTAGACAAACGTGTGTTCTACTACGATGGTAGTGATGACTGTCTGTGCAACGTCACTGAAGAGTCTGTACAGGCGCTGAAAGAAGCATTACAATCGGTGTTAGAAGAATACACTGATGTGATACTGCAACGTGTTCAGGACAATATGGAGCATTTCGATAATGAAGGTTGATCCTAAAACCGGATGTGATGACGACTACGATGAGGCGTTGAAGTTCTGTATCGAAGAGATCATCGAAGAGATCCATCGTGTGAAAGAACTTGACAAACTTGCAGTGGAGTCAATATACTATTCGATATTCGGTGTTGACGTTGAAGTTCGATACCAAGAATATTTGAATGAGCTAAAGGAGCCGTGATGACTAAGAAAGTAAAGCTTCGCCTAATCTTAGATCGTGAAGGTTACATTACGTTTGGGTATAGCAGGTTGTTACCTCCAAACTTCATAGCCACAATTGAAAACGGACAAATTGTTCGTATGGAGAAAATATAATGGAAAATATCTATAGCATCGATCAGCTTGAAGAGTACCTATCAACGCTGGCAATCGGTACAGAGTCTGTTCAGAAGATCTCAGAGTTCTGTCGTCTTCAAGAGAATAGAATGGATTATCTCCGCAAGCGTGTTGACACAGCCGCACAGCGACTTGGACATGACCTAATCAATGAGTGCATGAATGATGACTGATATCAGAGTGAGAAGAGCGATGGAGCCTTTGCTCAAAGAAGCTTTAAAGCACCTAGAGTCTGCGAATGAGCTGATCAATGACACAGGTGATGTAGAGTCTGAAGAACTAGACCAGATATCTACATCGGTTTCTCATGCGCATACTAAATTGGAATATTACTTAGGGAGCCTATGATGGTAAAGTATGTCTCGCAAGAATCGAAGCAATGGTGCTTAGACAGCCTTTATGAAATCTTAACAGAACTCAGAAAGCGTGAAGCACGTGTACTCGATGTCGGGCGTAAAACACAAATTCAACAGCAGATCATCCGGCTTGTCGATAACATCGAAATAGCAAAAAAAGGGATACAAGTTAATGGCGTTCGTTGACACACACATCGGCTGTCCTAAATGCGACAGCTCCGATGCATTCGCAATCAATGATAACGGTTGGGGTCACTGCTTTAGCTGTGGCTCTAACATACCTCCTGAAAATTCAGGGATAACAGCAGAGGTAATACCTATGCGTGGTAGGGTGACATCACCTAAACAGAGATCGTCCGATACAGAGCCTTACAATGCGTCTCAGGGCATCTCTTACAGCAACTTAGCGGTGCGTAAACTTAACATCCACACCTGTCAGGTCTATGGTGTTGGTTTAAGAGGCACTGACATGGTGTTTCCTTACAACCGCAACAAAGCCGCTAAAGTTCGTATCAACAATGAGAAGAGGTTCAAGACTGAAGGTGACTGGTCAGCCTCTAACGATCTATTTGGGCAAGATAAATTCCCTTCTGGGGGAAAGACTGTTATTGTCACCGAAGGTGAGTATGATGCTATGTCAGCCTACCAGATGCTACACCCTCAGAAGGTTGCTGTAGTCTCTGTGCGTAATGGTGCAGGATCAGCCTTAAAGGACTGTGAAGCTAACTATGAGTATCTAGATAGCTTCACCAATGTCATCTTTAGCTTTGATTCTGATCAGGCTGGCTTAGAAGCTCAGGCACTCTGTGCAGAGCTGTTCAGTCACAAGGCCTACAGTGTGGTCCCTGTCAACGGCTTGAAGGATGCCTCAGACTATCTACAGAACAATCGTTCTGCTGAGTATGTCAACGCTATCAAACATGCTGAGAGATGGACACCTGATGGAATTGTTGCAGGCTCTAACCTCTATGATGAGGTAATGAGACCGGTACAGAAGTCTGACGTAGACTATCCATTCGGAGGGCTGAATAAGCTCACCTACGGTATCCGTAAAGAAGAGTTGGTGACAGTGACAGCAGGGTCTGGTCTAGGTAAGTCACAATTCTTACGTGAGGTGATCTGGCATATCATTCAGAACACACAGTCTAATATCGGTATGATGTTCTTAGAAGAGTCAACCCGGAAGACTGGACTGTCTTTGATGTCGTTAGCCGCTAACAAGCCTCTACACCTACCAGATACTGAGGCAACCCAACAGGAGAAAGATGATGCTTTTCATCAAACCCTTGGTACAGATCGTCTGTATCTCTTTGATCATTTCGGCTCCAGCGATGTTGATAATATCGTCAGTCGTGTTCGCTACCTTGCCAAAGTTGCCAGATGTGATTATGTGTTCGTTGATCATATCAGTATCATTGTTTCTGCTCAGTCTAACGGGGATGAGCGTAAAGCGATAGATGAGATCATGACCAAGCTACGGATGTTGGTTCAGGAGACAGGGATTGCAGTGATCTGTGTGTCACACCTTAAACGTCCTGAGTCTAAAGGACATGAAGAGGGTGCGGCAACGTCACTGGCACAGCTTCGTGGCTCTGGATCGATTGCACAGCTCTCTGACATGGTTATAGGCTTAGAACGTAATGGACAGGCTGATGATGAGAAAGAGCGCAACACTACGTATGTACGGGTGCTGAAGAATCGTTTCAGTGGTACAACTGGTAAAGCCTGTGCATTGCTGTACAATCACCATACCGGGCGTATGCGTGAGGACGAGGTCGATGCGTTATGATACAGGACAGCCTGTTCGAAGAGAGTGATGAAACAGATGATCTCAGTCCTACGATTGTTTGCAGACACTGTAATCAGGAGAAACCTCGTGAAATGTTTCGTTTGTATCGTAGGGCTACAGGTGATCGAGAGTGCCGTAGCACTTCTTGTAAAGACTGTCAGAAATACAATGCTTCTGTCGTAGCTCGCATAAAAGAGACGGCCCCACCTGTTTCAGATAACTGTGATTGTTGTGGTAAAACTGATACTAAACTGGTTTTAGATCATTGCTATCATACCGAACAGTTTAGGGGCTGGCTCTGCTCTCATTGTAATTTGTCGATAGGCTTGCTTGGCGATGATGAAGACGGTATACTAAGGGCATTAAGTTATTTGAGAAAAAAATGAATAAGTTAATATTGGATATCGAGACGAACAGTGTCCACAGCACGATTTGGCTTTGTGTAACACAGGATGTTAGTACAGGAGTAATTGAATGTCATACAGATCCATCAACTCTGGCTCCACTGGTAAAGGAGTACGATCAAATCATCGGTCACAACTTAATTGGTTTCGATGCACCAGTGTTGCGGACAGTTTGGAACATTGGGATTCCGAAATCGAAAGCGGTCGACACGTTGATTCTTTCAAGACTTTTGAACCCCGTCATCGAAGGAGGCCACAGCTTGAAGGCATGGGGTCAGAGACTGGAAGATCGGAAGATTGAGTTTGCATTTGAGGACTTTGACAATGGACTTACTCAAGAGATGCAGGATTACTGTATCCAAGATGTTAGACTTACCCGTAAGCTCTATCAGTTCCTTACTAAATCCCTTAACGAATGGAAAGATCCGTCGAAGAGTATACTACTGGAACACGACATCGCAGTCATTTGCAGGCAACAGGAACGAACAGGCTTTAAACTGGATGTATCTGCAACTCAAAGTCTGCGAGCTTCATTTATGGATCGCATGGGCGTTATTGAGGACGAGGTTCAGGCAGTGTTTCCGCCGATTACTGAGGAGCGTTGGTCTGAAAAGACCGGCAAGAGGCTGAAGGATAAGGTGACAATCTTTAACCTTGCATCACGTAAGCAGATTGCAGAGCGATTGATCAGCAAAGGATGGAAGCCAACAAAACAAACAGAGAAAGGTCAACCGATTGTCGACGAGAGTACGCTTGAAGGGATTGATATCCCGGAGGCTCAACTGATCGCTGAGTATCTCATGCTTCAGAAACGTGTCGGTATGATCGACTCATGGCTGAAACATGTCGATGAAGAGACAGACCGGGTGCATGGAGGTATCATCACTAATGGGACTATTACCGGGCGTATGACACATAGAAATCCGAATTTAGGTCAAGTGCCTAGTGTGACTAAACCGTTCGGTAAGGAGATCCGATCACTGTGGACTGTTGATGACGGTAATGTATTAGTCGGGACAGATCTTGCAGGGATTGAATTAAGGTGTCTTGCACACTACATGCGGGATGATGAATGGACAGAGGAACTTTTAAATGGCGATATCCATCAGAAGAACGCTGATGCCGCAGGTATCACACGCCCTCAAGCAAAGACGCTTATCTATGCTACCCTATACGGTGCGGGACCAAGCAAAGTTGGCAGTATTGTTGGAGGTGGGGCGAAAGAAGGGAATGAAATCCTGCATCGCTTTTATTCTAACACCCCTAAGCTACGAATCCTCATGGAGAAGGTGGCGAAAGTGGCGAGCGAAGGGTATGTACCGGGCTTGGACGGTAGAAGAATACTGGTGCGTTCAGAGCATGCCGCACTTAATTCACTACTACAAGGGTGTGGGGCTATCATTGCAAAGCAGTGGTGTATTGAAGCGCATAAAACCCTACGACAAAAAGGACTACCTGTACAGCAGGTTGCATTTGTCCACGACGAAATACAAGTTGAAACAGCGGAGAGATATGGTGAAGACGTTGCACAGATTATGTGCGAATCGGCCTCACAAGCCGGGATTACCATGGGCTTTCGATGCCCAGTAGATGCCGAAGCAAAAATCGGTAAAAATTGGTTTGAAACTCATTAAGAGTATGTTATAATATTGTTTTAGTCACCACTAAGGAGAATGACTATGAATGACACACAGCGTGTTAAGATCAAAGCCGATGTCATGTGGGCTTATTTAGATCGTCGTAACGAGATGTCGAACAAGTATCAGATCGACCTCTGCAATCTCTCAGACGGTGCTGTTTCTGCCCTAGAATCTATGGGGCTGACAGTCGGTCAAAAAGAAGGCAAGGGTTACTTTGTAACCTGTAAGTCCAACAATCCTATCCGGGCTTACGATAGCTCTGGTGAAGAGTTGGATGGTGTCGGTATCGGCAACGGTTCTCAAGCTGTTGCTTTGGTTGGTTTCTATGATTGGAACTGGAAGAACAAGGCCGGTCGTAGCCCTTCTCTTCAGAAGCTGGTTATCTCCGAACTTGTTTCGTTCGAAGGCGATGCAGGTGATGTATCTGTGTCTGTCGACGACGACGAGCTGTTATAATGAACCATGCCCTTATCGATGCAGATATTCTGAACTATCGCATTGGGTTTGCCTGCAACAATGAAACTGAAGGTGTCGCCATCAGAACGATGGCACACTTCTTAGAGGATATGTTGCTGGTCGATTTACCGAAAGTCCAGACATGGGAGCTTCATCTCACAGGGAAGAAGAACTTCCGTAATGACATTGCTGTCACTGTACCGTATAAGGGCAACCGTAAAGGCACTGAGAAGCCTGTCCACTATCATCTGTTACGGGAATACCTTGTAGACGCTTGGTCGGCCACTGTGTCGGACGGTATCGAAGCAGATGATGCATTGGCAATCCGGGCGACAGAGCTAGGAGACACTAGCGTGATCGTGAGCCTTGATAAAGATCTCGATCAAGTCCCCGGATGGCATTATAATTTTACGAAGAAGGAGCTGTACCACATTGATCCTGTTGAGGGTCTGTTTAGATTCTATAAGCAGATGCTCACAGGTGACCGTGTGGATAATATTAAGGGTGTTAGAGGCATCGGTGAGGTTAAAGCCGAAAAGCTTTTAACTGACAAGAGCGAACAGGAGATGTGGGATATCTGCGTTGAACTGTTGGGTTATGATAGAGCTGTTGAGAACGGACATTTGTTGTACATGTTGAGAAAGAATGATGACGTATTTCAACCGCCGCAACTTTGTTGCGAAACACAATGACAGGTTCAACAAACCGAAAGTCTTCAAAGACCGTAAAAAAGCCTACAAGAAAGGCGAACGCAGGCATAAAAACTCAGTCTGCGAAGGCGAAAGGTCGTAGGTTGCAACAGACTGTTAGAGACTCGATACTCAACGCTTTCCCTAATTTAGAGACTGATGATGTACGTAGTACCTCTATGGGGGCTGGAGGAGAGGATGTCCAGTTATCACCGGCGGCAAGGAAGCTGTTTCCCTACACTGTTGAATGTAAGAATTTAGCAAAGATTGCAGTCTATAATTATTACGTCCAAGCAACTGGACACAATGACTACGAACCTCTTGTAGTTATCAAGCAAGACAGATCAAAGCCATTGGCTGTCGTAGATTTAGAACACTTTATGGAGCTTGTAAAGAAATGATTGATTTGCATGAGATGGCTAAGGAGTTTGATTGTAACTTTGCTAGAGATCATCAAGTTGCTGGCGAGCATTACACATCGAAGTCAATACAACCTTGGGACTTTATGCAGGCTGTAATGTCTGAAGAACAGTTTGAAGGCTACATTCGTGGTAACATTATCAAATACATAGCCCGATATCCTGAGAAGGGTGGTAAGATCGATGTTGAAAAAGCCCGTCATTATATTGACAAACTGCTTGAGTTACTGTAGAATGGACGGTTCCGTTTTATGCTGACGATTGAAGAACTGAAAGAAAAACTGATGCAGGTTGAAGAGGTCACTCTGATAGAACTCTTAGAGCTAACGTCAGAAGACATCGTCAACCGTTGCGGTGACTTAATTGAAGAACAATACGAAACTCTGGAGAGCCAATTCGATGACAACACATCTTGGGATAACGATTGATTATGAAAGAGACCTTAGACTCAGTGATCAAGCAATTAAACTCATGCAAGACTACTATATGCTTGAGCATGAAAACAGTCCTCAGCAAGCCTTTGCACGTGCTTCAGTGGCTTACTGCGATGGGGACCTCGACTTTGCACAGCGTATTTATGATTATGCTTCGAAAGGTTGGTTTATGTTTGCGTCACCTGTGTTGTCAAACGCACCTGAACATGGCAGAAACAATTGGGGCTTGCCTATTAGTTGTTTCCTTACTTACGTGGGGGACAATCTTAATAGCCTTATTGAGCATAATGGTGAAGTAGCATGGCTCTCCGTCAAAGGCGGAGGTGTCGGAGGTCATTGGGGTGATGTCCGGGGAATCAGCGATAAAGCTCCCGGGCCTATCCCATTTATGAAAGTGATAGACTCTCAGATGACTGCGTACAAACAGGGGAAGACACGGAAAGGAAGCTATGCCGCTTACTTAGATGTGAGTCACCCTGACATCGAAGAGTTTATTAGTTTTAAAGTACCGACTGGTGGGGACATCAATCGGAAATGTTTTAATTTGTTTAACGCTGTGAACATCACAGACAACTTTATGGAGTGTGTAATCAATGATACAGAATGGCAACTTACAGATCCAAATACAGGAATTGTCAGAGATACAATCAAAGCTCGCAAGCTTTGGCAACGAATACTTGAGGCTCGCTTCAGAACTGGCAGTCCTTACCTTAACTTTATCGACACAGCCAGACGAGGCTTACCAGAAGCTCAAAGAAAACTTGGATTGTCAATTAATGGCAGTAACCTCTGCAACGAAATCCATCTCGCAACAAGTGAAGAACGCACAGCAGTCTGTTGCCTCTCAAGCGTCAACCTCGAAAAATACGATGAGTGGAGAACAAGTGGCATGGTTGGCGACCTTATCCGATTCTTGGACAACGTGCTTCAATACTTTATTGACAACGCACCAGAAGAACTTGGAAAAGCTGTCTACTCAGCTTATAGAGAGCGTTCAGTCGGCCTCGGAGCAATGGGATTCCATGGGTATCTCCAAAGCAAAGGGATAGCTTGGGAGTCGTGGCAGGCGGCCAGTGAGAACTATGCAATCTTCAAAGAGATCAAAGAACAGTCTTTACAGGCCACCTACTCTCTCGCTATGGAGCGTTCTGAATGTCCTGATGGAGTGGGTTATGGTGTTAGAAATATGCATCTGTTGGCTATTGCTCCTAACGCTAATTCTAGTATCCTATGTGGGTGTTCTGCTAGCATTGAACCACGTATTAGCAACTGCTTTGTCCATCGTACTCGTGCCGGTAGTCATACTGTTCGTAATCCGTACTTGGAGGAACTTCTAGATGCCAAAGGACAGAACACCAAGAAGGTATGGCAAAGTATTCTTGAGAATGAAGGCTCTGTACAGCACTTGGAGTTCCTATCCGACGAAGAGAAGGCTACATTTAAGACAGCATTTGAACTCGATCAGGGATGGGTTGTCGAACACGCCGCCAAAAGACAAGAGTTTATATGTCAGGGGCAGAGTGTTAACGTGTTCTTCCCATCGGGTACTGACAAGGCTATTGTTAATCAGGTACACCTCAAAGCGTGGAAGGAAGGGCTTAAAGGATTATATTATCTACGCACGACAGCAGGTGTTACAGCGGAGAAGGTTGGGACTAAAGTGGACCGTAATGCGCTGAAGGACTTTGAAGATACAGAGGAGTGTTTAAGCTGTCATGGCTAGAACTAAGCAAACAGAACGAGTAAAGATAGAACCTGTTATTAAAGGCACGAGTATAGGCAGAGGTATGACTAAGACATCATCGATGAATAAGAACAAGAGACGTTCTTACAAACCTTATAGGGGACAAGGATGAAAGAAGAGATAAGCAATCTGATTAAAAGACTGGATATAATTAAGGACTCTGACCCCTTTAATAGACGACTACTTAATGATTGTTTTACGGTCTTACAAAAATCATACAGCGAGATAGAAAGACTGCAATACCACAACAATAACCTGATGAATGTAATATATCAGAACCAAACAGAACTGGAGAACTTAGATGCCCCTACTAGAGAGTAACACAGCATACAAGCCCTTTACCTACCCATGGGCTGTAAAGTATGCAACAGAACATGAGCGCATTCACTGGATAGAAGATGAACTGGAGTTACAGACAGATGTCAATCACTGGAAGTCGGGGGCATTATCGGAAAGCGAGAAGCACCACATCACCCAGATCCTGCGGTTATTTACGCAAACAGACGTGGCGGTTGGAACAAACTATCTTGAGTATTACATTCCCAAGTTCAAGAACAACGAAATCAGAGCCATGCTCACAGCCTTTGCTTCACGTGAGTTCATCCACCAACGAGCATACGCCCTTCTCAATGACACTCTTGGACTTCCTGAAGAGGAGTTTAGTACGTTCCTAGAATATCATCAAATGTCTGCAAAACTGGAGTTCATGTCCGGATTAGACGTACATTCTCATGCAGGCACAGCAATGGCTATCGCACGTTCTGTACTGAATGAAGGGATGTCGTTGTTCTCAGCATTTGCAATGTTGTTAAACTACCAGAGATTCGGTAAGATGCCGGGTATGTGTACTGTTGTTGAATGGTCAGTACGTGATGAGAGCCAACACGCTGAAGGTATGGCGAAGTTGTTTAGGGAGTTCTGCGAAGAACATCCAAGAGTTGTGAATGATGATTTTAAGAAAGATATTTACGAAATGTTTAGAACTGCGGTCAAGCTGGAAGACAAAGTTATTGATCTTGCGTATGAGATGGGTGACTTGGAAGGTTTGTCGGCGGCAGATGTCAAGCAGTACATTCGCTACCTCGCAGACAGACGTTTACTCCAACTTGGTCTCAAGACGAACTGGAAGGTTAAGGAGAATCCTTTACCGTGGATGGAAGAGTTATTAGGTGGTAGTAGTATGAGTAATTTCTTTGAGAAGAGGGTTACAGACTACAACGCACATGGATTAGAAGGAGACGATTGGGGATGGTAGCGGCAAGGTTTCATCATGTATTCGGGCTGTCGATAGAGACGGTACAGAGCCAACCAGTGCTAGGTTGGAAACAAGATCAGGACATCGACGAGGCACAGGTATTCTTTTTTGATGGGTTTGTAATCAATATCCCCTTTGTTAAGATTATGATCGGGGATGTTTTTGAAGCATTTGAGTAGACTCTAACAGAATCTCTCCAGTGAGATCTTAGCCCCTATGCAGGGGCTTTTTTATTCGTTAGTTCCGCTGAACATTCCCTGCACAGCTTTGGTTGCATCTTCGATGCTTTGCTTAGCGTCTTCGTCACGACCGAAGTAGATCGATGGTAAGCTTGCAAAGGTCTGGATCTTACCTAATCTCACGATGTTCTTCAAGATACCCATCTCTGCCGGTGTCAGCGTAGCCGCATCGCCCTTCAGGATTTTAACCATGACCTTACGTGCTTTAGTGTTTGTTGCAAACTCTGCCGCCGCTTCTACCGGCAGTCTTCCACCTTTAGCGAGCATTGCAAGTTTTGTAGCCGCTTCAGACACGTAACGTGCTTTAGGGCCACCTAACGATCCGCCAATCTCACTGCCTAGCTTCATCGTTTTATACAGATCAGTGGCAGACAGATCAGCCGGGTCAATACGCTTAAAGATACCCTCCATCATAGTGAACAGGCGGTCCATCTCTTCTAAACCTTGTGATGCACTGCTGTCACCAAACAACAGTTCATTCTCCATTAGAGTTTCTTTTGCCTGCCGAAGCTTGATGATATCTAAGTTTCCTTCAGAGTCTGATAATTTACGCATCTCACGGTTAAACAGAGCCTGCTTAACTTCAGGCCATAAAGAAGGATGCTCTTGCTGAATCAGACTGGCGAAGATTCGAATCTTGTCAGGATCTGTGGCTGAGTATTCCAAGGCTTCAACAATCTCTGTTGGTGTACGTGCAGATGCATCAAACTTAAAGAACTCCATTAGCGGTCCGCTAGTTTCGTCCTCTAATGCGGCAAACCGGCCTGCAACACGATCTCGTACATCTTTCAGCTTCTTTGCATCGGGAACGTCTGCTTCAGCCATAGAGTCCAGACCACGTTTCATGATCCGTTGCATCTGTCCTGCGACAGTTTTAGCAACCCCAGGATCTAAGTCTGCAACACCCGGAATACGACCTGACCAAGCAATATCCCCTAACTCAGCTAAGATAGTCTGATATTCGCTAGGGCTTAACTGACGAAGTTTTCCTTTCTCACTGAGGATCTGCTCTCTGATCTTTAGGATAGTGTTTGCTGGGGCTTGATTTACTCTGACCCGGAGACCATACTTATCAATTAGAGTGTCAATCTCTGGTAACAGAAATTCTAAGTCAAAACGGATTGATGGATCTAGCGAATCAAAGTCTGCCTTGTTAGCATCACGTAGCGCCTTCATACGCTTCTTAGACCAACCATTATAAATAGTTGCTAGTCTACGGCTGACTTCAGCAGGCTTCTTACGCCCTTCAGCGGCTCCAACAATCTTACGCATAGCGTCTTCGATCTGCTTCGCTTGTTTGATGTCAGCGTCTTTCCAAAGCTCGACGTTAGACCGTACACCGGGGCTAAGCTTCCGGGCATCAACACGACGACCTGCTTCTTCTAAGCCTAGAACACGTTCAGCCTCTGCAAGCTTTGTTGTCCTGCGGCGTGGGTTTGTTTCTGCTAACGCCTGACGGTATAAGATCTGTCCACGTGTCTCTTCGATTCCAAAGTCTGTTAGAGACTGTTCAGCAAGTCTCTGTGCGTCAGAGTCAAGTGCATCTATACGGGTTTCTTTAAAACCTTTCCGGGATGCACCGGGAAGACTAGGTGTGAGAGGAAGTTCAGGAGAGGCTCCAATTGCCATACCTAACACTGGGTTGACTTCAGCACCGAAACCTGCGGCAGAACCCTGTGCAGTACGCATAATCGTATTACGTAGACCGCCTCCACCAAACATAGGCAATGATTCAATACCGTAGTACATCGCCTTCTCTGCGGTACTGGCATCTTCTCTTAGCTGTGTAGGTAGGCCTGTGTAGCCACTCATAAATTCGCCAGCTTCTTGGTATGTAGGGAAGCCTGTACCGGCAAGAACATCAAAGTCTACATCTTCCCCTGTCGCATATTCATACCCAGCTTCAGCTAGACGTGGTATTTCACGTGGGGTAGATACTAAGCCTGCAACACCACTTTGTAATGCCTGCAATCCGGTAATCGCTGGTCGGGTGTCAACATACTTACTGACATCTAACATACCTCCACGACCAAAAGGGCTTTTAGAAATATACTGCCCAGCGTCATCGAGGATCTCTTTAGCCGCTGATGCAAAGACATCAGTGATACTTGAAGATTGTATGGTTGCTTGCTCTACAGCTTTCTTACGCTTCTTTTCACGGTTGCGATCAGGGCCATACAAGCCCATTAGTTCTCTGTATTCTGCTTCTGTCACTGTCCAGCTCCTAATTGACGTAGTTCGTCACGAACAGCCCTGAGCAGGTTTTGCTCAGCAGGGCTTAATTGACCTTCTTTGTTGGCCTTGGTTCTTAGCATGTTCTCTACAATAATAAGTTTACGAGAGCGTGGCATGGCTTCTAGTCGCATTCTCTTTTGACTTTCTGGCATAGGTGCTGAAATCTGACCAATAAGAGGTGAGGCAAACGTACCCATTTGTGCTAACACCATTGTATCAATCACAGCATCACGTTGCTGTACACCTCGATTGTACTGTTCAGCTAATCTGGTACGCTCATCCGTTAGTTGACGGCGTTCTACAGGCAATAGATCAGACGCACCGGTTAAGTCTGCGTCAATCTGTTGAATCCGTGCTACTACTTCTTGCTCAGTCTGCGGAGCTACCCTAGCCATCGGAGGTTCTTCACCAGTAGGCCTAGTTTCTACAGTTTCACCGGGTGTCACCGCAGGTGCTTGGGAGGCTTGGTCACGTTGGTCACGCACAGACTGTAGATTGTCCGAATCCTGTTGAGTGACAGGGCTTTGATCGATAGCTGTTAGAGCCTGTTCAGCAGTCTCTACTTGAGAGGTCTTCTTTGCAGTATCATCTCCCTGATGCTTCGACTCAACTCTAAAGCTCTTGTCAATTGTCGGATCAATTTTACCGGGTTCTGTCGAGCCTTTAACATCATTGGCACGGAAAAATTCAGCAAGTTCTTTCGTTGCCGCTGATTGATACCCAAGTAAATCTGTTCTACGCTTACCTTCTTTATCCGGTGTTTGGAAGTACGTTAGCCTAGCTTCAGCGTCTTCACGAGCTTTATTGGCACGGATACGCATGTATTCGATAATCTTTTTAATACCGCCGGGGCTGTTGAGAACTGTTGGTAGCGTCTTAGCTAAGAACTCACGGTCAGCGTTAGACGGGTTTGTACCAAGGGTTTTGATTTGCTCTAACAATGCCTGTCCGATGATAGACTCAGCTAACTGAGTATTTTCTACCATGCGGTTAGTTTCTTCGCTTGTTAAACCAAACGATTGTGCTAATGAGTATATATTTTCTTTGATTTTAGCAAGAGGCCCTGTAAAGATTTCGTTATTGTCTACAGCACTTTCAATATTGTTCTGCAATGACAACACAGCTTCTGAAGCATTGTTGACCTTTTCAAATCTCTCTTGAAGGTCAGCTCTGGTATTGCCTATACGGATTTCATCAAGCTCAGCCTGCTTAGCGGCTCCTGCCTCCATTGCTTCCCGCTCAGAAACCTCTTTAGCTCCCTGCTTCATGATGTTAGTTAATTCTCGCTCTAAAGCAATCTTAACGGCAGGGTCTTTAGTTGCTTCAATTTGCATCACTAATCGGCGAATCTCTGGAACCTTGCTTCCATACTGTACAAAGCTGATCGCACCATATTTTAGCTTTGCCGCATCCATCAAGTCTTTATCTAATTGTTTGGCCTTATCTGCGGCGACTATTGCAGACTGTAGCATACCACGCTGACGGAACTGCTCAGCCATGTCACGGTAATACTGAGATGTACCAAACTCTCCGCTAACACCTCGTGCGACTTCCTGCTGTTGTCTAGCTCGCTGTACACGTGGGTCAAAGGCCGCACCAGCCTGTGCGATGTTTGTAAACAACCGCTGATTAGGTGCTGAGTCAAACTGAGGGGCTTGCTGACGGATCTCTTGCCGTACTGCATCTTCCACCATCTGTGGTGATGCAAACAATCCTAAGATTTGTGATTCTGCCATTATAGTTCACCGTAGTATGCTGAGTTAGGATTGTCAAATCCTGTGGTTGGTGCATAGTAGTAAGGCTGACTGTAATCGACTTTACCACTAAACAACCCTGCATCATAGGCTTTACCGCCAAGCTGACCTAAAGAGCTAAGAAGCGCCTCTGTACGGCCTGCGGCGACATTACCAGACTGTGCCTGCATACGTGCGATAGCTGATGCAGAGTCTGCTGATCGACCTGCGGCGGTTAATCGTGCCGCTCTTTCTTGCTCAGCCAAAGCTAGGCCATAATCCATCTCAGAGCGCCCAAGGCCGTAAATGTCTTGCTCTTGTCCGAACAGTGTTTGAGCTAGCAACAAGTCTCTAGAGATATCCGAACGTGCAACGTCATAGCTTTCAGCGGCTGTTCTGGCTCTCTGAGCCTCTTGAGCCTGCATCAGCGCCATTGCATAAGGATTAGCCGCACCCCCGTAGCCCATGTCAACTCCAAGACCTGTTAAGCCTTTAGAAGCTAAGCCGCTAAACATACGTTCCTGCGCTAACTCACGACCGGGCTGTGACAAGGCTTCTAAGCGGGCTGTACGAGCCTCTGCCGCCGCCATAGGGTCAATGTCGATGCCACCCAGCATCTGCTCACCCATGCCTGCATAGATGTCAGCACGTTGTTGGAATCGAGGATCTAAGTCAAACCCGACATCAGTTAGACGCCCTTCAGCATCGACCTCTGTCCGCATCGTACCGTAAGGGCTTGTAAAGCCTACCGGACGAAACTTAGCCGCCTCTTCAGCCGCCGCACGGTTTTCACGCTCTGCCGCTATCTGACGATCTATACCAGCCTGCTGTGCTTTAGAGCTACGGTATGACCCGTATGCACTAAGGGCGGCTCCTGCTACTGCTCCCCACATCGTTAAACTCCGTTGTCTCTTCTGACGGTAAATGATGTGCCGCCATTGTGTGATGTATTGATTCCTGTCACTGAGTGTCCCTCATAAAATCTAACTTGCGTCCCCGGTGATGCAGTACCGGTAAAAGTCCCATCGCTAGAAACCACCCGGTAACCTTCTTTAACATAGACTGTGTAAGTCGTATCCTTTCCCGGCCCTTGAGTATAACCCCCTGAAAAGAATGCAGATCCAATTAATGCCGCTAGTTGCGGTACTTGGTTGTTTTCAAAGTTTGCAGAGTCTGGTGCTAATCCACCACTCATTAAAGTTGTTTCATTAGAAAACCCACTTAAACCCATCACCTTTGTACCATTGAGGTATACATCTCTGGGATTGTTCTTTCCTGCAACTTCCGTTCCATTCAGTAGGATAGACTTTTCATACCATTCAAAAGATGTACCATTAAGCGCAATTGCCATGATTAATCCTGCGTATAAATCTGGAGATTGTTACTGCCGTCTACATAGATACGTACTGTTCCAGCAGTCGATTCAGATGCGTAGGCTACCGCAGGGATAGCGTCAATCTCTTGCTTAACATAGGCAGTTGTTGCAATTGTAGTGCTATCGTCCGCTGTGGCCGCTGTAGGGGCTGTCGGAGTTCCAGTTAAAGCGGCATCTACTAAGGGTGCAAACCCCGCCGCTACAAAGGCTGTGGTGGCTATTGTTTTATCTGCTGTGCCAGAGGGTTGTGTCTCGGCTCTGGCGTTGCCTGTAAAGGTTGGAGCGGCTAAATCAGCCTTCTCTGTAAACTTAGATGCAATCTCATCAAACTCTGCATCCAACTCCGACCCTTTAACTTTCTTATTGATGTTTCCGGGTGTTAGAGCATCTTTATCTGTAAAATTTGTATTCTTTGTATAGTTTCCCATCTACGTCACCAGTTTACCTGTTTTAGCGAATATGTCCATTTTCTGTATCGACAACGATCCGCCGTTAATTGTGGATTCAATACCGATCTGCACGACAGCACCTCTACCACCCACGTTGATTGAAATGTTATCTAGAATCTGACCGGAGGTGTATTCAGCTTCATTGTCATCTCCGTCATCTGAAAAATACTGATCGACGTTGTATTCATAGGTTTCCCCAGATGACAAATTAAACTGACGGAACTCATAGTCTGTACCGTAATCAAACGCATACTTCAGCAGGGCTACCTGACCAACACCACCTAAGATAGCCAGTCTCATTTTCTTTAACAGCTTCTCAGTTGTTGGGCTGTCGAAGTCAAAGTAGTTGGTAAAGTAAACTAGACTATAAGCTGTACCGTTGTCGGCATAGTTACCGTACTGACCTACATAGCCTTCTTGACCTAGAAGTAGAGTATTACTACGTGTCAATGCAAACGCTGTTGGGTTGATATTGGTCCATTTAGTAACTCGAAATGAACCGTCCTGCAATGGCGCTCTAACATCAAACACATAGGTCAGGTTAGCTGAAGGGAATGACAGTAAATAGAATGCATCATTCGGTGAATAAATAGACTTGATTCGTGTTTTAGGCTCAGAGGTTGCAAAGCTTACAATATCGTCTCTAACATTCTTTGAGATATCCCGCATAGGTGCTGAAGTCTCTTGAATTGTACGACCTAATGCCCTAACACCATCAGCGGCTAAGAACACCACCTCTGTGCCGATAGACTGTACACTATCACGAGCGATACAGCCTACACCAGTGATGTGGTCAACCATTCTAAACCCTTCACCGGTAGGGTCTTCCCCGCCAGCAAAGAGTGCAATGTTTCTATTCCCAAAGATCACCAATCGATTGTTGTACTGTGTAACCGCTGTAACTTTGTCGTCTTCACCGAAGACTTCACGAATATTGATATAGCCTGTACCGGTCCCTGTGAAGGTGGTAGGCTCTAAGATCTTAGACCAGTAGACGGTATAGTCATCAGCAACCCATACCCGGTTAAAGCAGGCCGCACCACAGGATGGTGTCGTCGATGCAGGTGCGGCAGTAAGTTCATAATACGTGCCTGTTGTGTCATCATAGTACACCATTGTATGATCTTGCTGAACAAACAATGCTTTGTTGTTGTAGCTGATAATCTGCCAATCGTCTTCAGTGATGTTGATCGCTGTGCCAGACTGTGGGAGTACCTCTTCCGGGTCATCACTGCCGTCTAAACGCCAGAGTTTGTTATCAGCGGTGAACAAGATACGCAGATTACCAGATGATTCAACGTGTTCTGCAATAGCCCTAACTTGCCCAGTCATACTGACGGAAGTACCTGACAACGGTGTCCAACCCTTCCTAGCACCGATCCTACCGAACTTATCAATGATACAGTTCTTAGCCTCTAACGCAAAACCAGAGGCCAGTGTAATACCAGACTCTTGTGTATTCAGCCCGAAAAAGCCGGGGGCGGCAAGTGTGATTGGACGTAATTGACTAGCCATTAAATAGCCCTAAACACTAACTCTTCAGAGTGCTTCTCTTGATCAAATGAAATTGCATCATTGAGCATTCTGTTTGCAGTGGCGTAAGCGGCCACAGGAGACGCTCCACCGTCCTCTCCACGCTCTTCTAAGGCCTTGGCATAGGCAAGCATAATAATAGGGGCTGACGGGGCGTACAGTTTGTCTGTGTTGTTAACGAGCTTAGAAGGTCGAACCACTAAGTTGAAACGAAGCTCATAGACTCCGTCAGGTTTAGGGTAGACTTCAGCAATCGTATCATCGTTTGCGTCTAAGCCGTTGAAGCTGTAATACTGTGGAGCGCCTGACGTGACGTTATCATAGTTTAGGTAGAGATCTGTAAACTCTTCCGCAGATTTGTACGTCATGTACCAGTTGCTAGTGTCGTTGACAACATTCAACACTTTTAGCCTGTCACCAGAAGATGTCAGAGTGTAAGCAAAAATACCTTCCGCAGTTGTTGTAGTGAGTGTAGTTCTTAGATGTGACCAGTCCCATGCATTCTCAACTTCGTGCTTAGCGTCATTCACAAGTTCGCCAATCAACTTTGAGTATACAGTAGAAGATACTGATTCGACTTCACGCTCACGTAGTCGAACAAGAACAGCGTTTACAAGTTCTTTGAAGTTCATTATTTCTTACGCTTATTAAGATTAGTACGGGAGACTTCTTTACCACGATAAGACGTATTTAGCATATTCGCAGTACGTGCGCCAACTTTGTTTTTACGCTTAGAATTGTCTTTCGAAGTTTGACCTGCTTTATAGGCCGCACCAGCGGCTACCGTACCAACGGCTCCAGTACCAACTACTGCTTTACGGACTTTAGACCGTGCCGCACGTTGACTTTTTGTAGCCTTCTCAACAGCGTTTTGTCCTGCTGTAGGTTTCTTCATTAAGTCATCAATGTGCTTACGAGCTTCACGTACAGCGGCTGATCCGTATTTCTTTGTGGCCTCTTGTACGCCTTTAGACATAATTAAACGAATGATTGCTGAAATTGCCATTACCACTTCACCTTATCGGCCCAATAAGCCGCTGACATTTTACCTTTAGATATGTTCTTGGCATGACGAGCCTTGAACGACTTTTTACGTGCTTTGTCTTTAGCGGATGTAGGGTTTTTACCAGCGCCTTTAACACCCTGTTGCCCAAACCGAATCGTCTTTACTTGGTCACCAACTTTAGCGACAACAACATGAGACTTCTTAGGGTGGGATGGGGTTCTCTTAGGTTTGTTATAGCCTGCAACACCTGCACGAGCTAATCTGGGATCTTTCTTCGTTGCCATCAGTCTTCATTCCTAGCGGCTGTAGCGTTGTGTTCAACAACAG